GTCTACGCGCCCCTGCTTTGTGTGTCTCTTCCAACAGCCCTGACCGGCGTAGGTCACCCACGATCCGCTGTACCTGGCGCTTGGACATACACACCTTCAGGGCAACCCGTGCCATTGATGGGAACACGCGCCCCCCATCGTCGTTGGCGTGGTCTGCGAGTGCCAGTAGCACTAGCTTCTTGGGTGGTTGTAACTCTGCCTCAAACACCATACTCATCACCCTAACGCTCATTGCTATGCTCCCGTAAGCCGTATTCCCAAGCCGTGGCCTCCCAAAATGTTTGCCACCTAGTGTACGAGTCTATATCATCCTCGTGCGCACCTTCCAAAAACTTCGTGTTCCAATCCAGTTGGTCGAGTATATAGGCTTCTGGAGTATCAATATCGTGATAGATTTTTAGAAACATCAGATGGTCCAACGAGTCAATAAGGTATGTAGCAACATCGGTCCCGTTGAGTTCGTCGTGTTCCTCGCTGAATTTCCACTCCTCCAGTAGTAGTTTAAGTATTAATAACTGGTTCAACGAAGGAAACATGGTTGGCACTTTATATTTGAGTTTTTTCGCCATGTCTTCTAGTCTTCGATCTATTTTTTCTTCCTTTCTTCTTCTTGCGTTCATTCGATTACCTCCACTGTGACCACGTAGGCTCCGCTAGGGCTGAAATAGTCCCTGACTATAGTCCCATTAGGGATGAATGGTGGGCTTTCTTGGAGAAGGTCGATGAATATATGTCCTCCGAACGCCTCTGGGAGCCTCTGAATTGCACCGCCCCTATCCACACATTGGCGTACACCGTAGTGGGGTATGCGCAACCTGGTTTTTAGTGGGATCTCAGGGGGACACGCTACGCCTTTGTCAATCCATGCTTGCCACGGTAAGCCTAACAACTTTGTGGTACATTCTCCATTGACAATATTGGCCGGATGGCAGTTAGTTCCCAGAAGTTTTGGGTTATAAAACGAAAGCCTCGCCTCGTAGGTGATCGGCTCTGGCTCCACTGCCATCGGAAACATCAACACTCGGCTGCCTGGCAGGACCACATACGTACCGTCTATTGTATGCAACACCAGACGCTCCTCCACCAACACGCCGGGAGTGGTCGCCCGAACTGCACCTGTCGTAAAAACAAGCAGGGCGAGTACGGCCGCTATCCACCGTACTCGCCCACGCCTACTCAACTTCATTTGGCTAGTCGGGTAACCTTCTTGGGCTTGCCGTCCACCTTCATGTAAGTGGCGGTGTGACCAGAAAGGCTGTAGGTCTGGGTCGGGTCTAGTTGGTCGCAATCGAACCCAGCCTCGCTCAGTACCTCCGGCCAGATCGTCACGCCGAACTTGCTGAACGGTCCACCCTGAACCTTCCAGTATGCCTTGCCCTCATTCACGTTCGCCACCAAGGTTTCAGCAGAGAAGCTGTCCTCTTCCCCTTGCGTGGCGGTTGGTATAGCCACAGCAGGTGGTGCGCCGTTGCTAGAGGCGGCTACGACAGGTGCTGCCTTAGCGCCGTTCGGGGTTACGCCCTCGTCCAACAGTACGCTCGCTGTGGTCTTGAACCGCTCCAATAGATTAGCTTCGCTATCATCTCTGAGCGTAAGCTGGAAGCGCCAACCTCTCTGGGTCACGCCCGTAAAATTCAGACTAGCAGGTGCTTCCTTGTGTGTGTTTGTCATGATTACCTCCTGTAATCAATCTCCATGGGGATACGCGCAAGCCCCGCAGCGCATACCCTCTTCTACACGCGCATCGTCCGGTACGAACTCTCCACATTCTGGACATACCTTCTTGATGCAATCGGGGCATAGGTTGAACAAACCGCTTGGGTCAGCCTTTAGTTGGTGCAAGGGATAATCGTGGTCACAGCCATAACAAAGACCGGATGAAACCTCCTGTATTCCCTCGTCTGCCACCCACTCTTGAAACTCTTGATACTCTTTCATGGCTCCCATACTAACCTCCTTGTGGTTTTCGGGGGTGAAGCCGCCAGGATCCACCCCCTAAACCGGTTGTTGGATGACCTCCCATCCATTGATGAGAGGGGAGCAGATACCCGCTCCGCTGTGTGGCTGACTGTCCACACCGCAACGGGTATCAGCCTACAGTTGCTTTTACGCGGTGATGCCGTGAGTACACAGCCTCATCTTCTGCCCTGGCACCCTCCGCATCTGCCCGCTGAGGCGCAATGTACTCTCGTCCCGTCAGGGCGCTTATCGCAACCCATTCCCCCATCTCACCAAGGTCAGGGTCGAAATAAATATCCGTGGGCGGCGGTTCGTGTATATCCATGTTGTAACTCCTAGTGAGTCTGCTGTTCCGTATGCTTAATCCATGCGGCATATCCTTCTCCTAGGGCTGTCTCCAGTCCCGATCCTGCCAGATATAGTTCGCACGCCCTTCTTACTATTTCACTCACAGTCACACCCTGATCTCTTGCCATCTCTCTCAGGCGTGCCTTCAGCAACATTGTCATTTGGGCCGATACCCAAATCTTTCCGTTGCTCTTTTCCATTACTCTTTTATAACACATAGTTGTCAAGTTGTCAAGTTGGGTTTGACAACATTGTAACGTTTCGTTACAGGTTTCTTGTTAAACAAAACCGGACACCTGGTTAGAGATGTCCGGTATGGGAGGGCAGGGCGCAAAATAAATGTGAGAGGGTATCAGGCTCCACACCAAGGAGGTCGCGCCCTGGAGGTAGTTTATTATACCACGTTTTGTTTGATGCGGTATCCAGGCACCTTCTGCGATTGCCCAGTGATGTTGATGCGCCGGACCTTCACACACTCCGCTGAACCTTCGCCAATAAGTTGCCTTAGCATGGTCCACACAGTTTTGTGGGAAATGTCGAGGGCGTCACAAAGTTCGTTGACCGTCAGGGCATGGCCGTCCTCGACGGTGGCACCGGCAAGCGCCTGTTGTACGGCCTCTACCAAATCGGAGTGAGTGATCTCAGGCAATGTACACTTCCTTCGGCGGGTCGGTCGAATAGAACAGTTTCTCCATGTGCCACCGACCATCATCTATAACGAAGGCCAAGCCTCCGATGGTTGATATGGGGGCGTTCTGGGCGCCCACCTTAAGGGCAAACTCATTGGCTAAACAAAATGCCGGTGTCCTAACTGCGAATACCGGTGCGCTATCTGGACTGGAGTCGTACACATGCAAATGGGAGCGCACCACTATGTCGGGCGGTTCCTCGCCGTGTTCCTTATAGTTGAAGAAGATCTGCATCGCAACACTGCGTACACCCGTACCACGGGTCCACGGTAGTTTGCCACCGGCTGAGGCTGGGTGATGGGAGAAATTGAACCGCACCCCTCCCACATTCAACGCCAGTGTCTGCGCGGAGTAGTTGCGCCCTATCTTTTCCGAGCCGATTGTCCGGCCCACCTGCTCTTCTGCCCCTGGTCCTGACTTGACATGCACCGGCGTCCCTCTTATAAGGTAGAGGCGCTTTGCCATCTTTCTGACCGGCTTGAGCATCTCACCGGCCACGTACTCCATAGTCTCTGCCGATACTGTACTTATCTGACCGAACCTAGAACCCTCAACGATGTCCCCGTTGACCACGACGGTCAATTCTCTTCCCCGCTTCATGCTTCTGACTGTCTCCCAGAACTGTTCCCACCGCTCCAGTAGCCATTTCTGGGCGGGGGACGCAGCATAAAAACCACCGTCATCGAGGGGGAATCGCTCCGGACTAAGACCCACTGTCGAGCCGCAGTGCAAATCTGATATGACCACCACTAGGTGTTTTGACATACTATGGGGCAAATACCTTGAATATCACTACCGCAGTGCCGGAAATGACAATCCAAATCAGCTTCATCAACCAGCTCTGGTTGGTTTCCAAGCGCTCCATCCGGCGGGACAACACAACTAACTCCCGGCTCATTCGTTCAGACGAATGGTTCAGGATCTTAACATGCTCTCGGATGCGCTCAAGCTGTGCTTCCATCCCTTTGTCCTACCGTGTGGGCAATGTCACTACCGTGCCACGTTTCTGCTACAAACCCACTACTACTTGTGGACAGGAACGAGTAGGCACTGTGGACATTCTCTAACGATGCGTAGTAGTCCACGTACTGCTTGCCTTTCTCATGTTTATCTACGTCGTGCGAAGGGTTAGAAAACTCTGTAATCATCAACGGTTTACCTGCATGTGGCACCCTTCTGTACCACTGGCCTCCATCATCGCTGTGCATTTCTGCGGGTGTGGTCCAATAGCAGTGCGTACAAATGAAATCAGCCTGGTCAACAGCCTGCCATGACTCTTCAAGGAACCTGATCGGGTCATACCTGACATTGTTTACGCTCCAGCCAGGACTTAGGCCGGGATAGCCGAACAGCGCATCGGGCATGTGTGGCTTCAAGGCGTTGGTCACCTGTCTGAACCACGTTGCAAATTCCGCGCCATCGTGCCATACTGTCCACATTCCCTCGCCACTTTCATCTGCTAGTTTCAAATTCGGCTCGTTATGCACCTCATAATGCCGAACCCCAGAATTATACCATTTTACCGCATCTTCTAGTACCGCTTCCACAAAGGCTGCTGCGCTAGGGTTCTCCCTATTAACCTTGGTAAAGAGCCGGACCATAATGAAAATGTCAGGGTCAATAGACCGCAACACCTTCACGGTGTCCGCACTCTCGTTCGATAACGCCTTATATGCCTTGATCTTGCCCTGTTTGATGAGCTGTACGGTCTCAGGAAGCACCGGATTACCCCAACTTCCGTCCGCAGAGCCGTGTAAACCCACAAGCGCCTTAGTTTGCGACACAGGCGGGCGTGGTGCAACGGGAACGATATTGGGGTACTCAGACATCTGAACACCGGGATAATGGGCTGCGAACCACTCTTTTATCCCTGCCGGTTGTCTTTTAGGGTAGACTAAAACTACACTCTTGTCGTCCAGATCACCAATACCGGCATCGTCTGCTGAGAAACCCAGCGTTCCCCTCAAACCGAATGCCACTTTCGCAACCTCCGCGAACTCTACGTCACTTGCGTCCGGCGGCATCAGCCAGTAGGAGCGTTCATACTGGATCCTCGGTGCGCCATATCCCATGTCCGGCCTCCCTTCAGTTTCTAAAAGTTGTGCCTCAGCATCTCGCCTGCATGTCAGGGCTTGTAGTCTTTCTCCCCCGGCGTGGTCATATTCACGGAGCAGGTCCGCTGCTGCCTGGAAGTCATTATCATTACACAACTCGATTACGGGGCGTATACCTACGACCCCTAAATTGAATGCGGCACTGAGAAGCGCTGTGGTTTGTGTGTCGGTCGGTTGGAACGTCAGTCGGTTTTGTAGTCCAGCGGCAAAGCCCGCTAGTTCGGTCTTTAGCCTCTCGGTGGCTACCTCGCGGGTAATCTTCTCCCCTTCAAAAGAGACAGTTCCATGCCCTATGCTCCAGCGGGAAACATCCCAATATGCGTGGGAAGAAAATCCCTCGAATTGCTTGATGAACGCAACCGCATCATCGCTGACGTTCACCGTCGCAATCGCCCGGGTAGGATGACAAACAGCGCGAACAGCAGCACGAAGCCAACCACGCCGTGGATGGCGGTCATGCGGGTGCGTCAGGCCATACCACGTCACCCGCGTCATCGTATGTCTGCGGCACGTCACGCAGTGCCTGCCGGTAGTCCCCCCAATCGGTCTGGTCCGCCTCGCCGAGGACGGTGTCCGTGACTGCTGTCCAGTCAGATTTGCGCAGCAGCCCGTCCCGTTTACCCCGCACGATGCTCCACGGGTGGGCAGCCTGCCGTGACGCTAACTCTGCCTCCAGAAACGCCTGCGTGGGCATGTCGTACTGGTCATCATGGATGACGAGATTGGCATAGATTTTATTACTCGCATCGCTCCACCCGAACCATTGGCCGGTGTGTAACGTGATGAGGATGTCCTCGATGTGGTCTGGTGCGCCCGTTATATCATCCATCATGCGTCTCCTATAAGTCTGCTAGTTTAAGGAAATGAAAACTTGTGCTGTTGTATCCGCCTCCGCCGTTTACCGATGTGCCTGCACCCCGCGAAGAGACATCGAATCTAACTTTGACCACTGCCACGTCTGTCA